TGGCCGTTAGCGCCAATGACTGAGCCGAAACTTTCCGCGTGAAATATGGTTATGCAATCCGACCCTGTCCACCCAGTGCGCGATCCCGGTTCCGCGCGAACGATAACCGGTACACTGCTACTGGTGTTCGCTATGACCGGGAAATTCAGCTTCTCGTTGATACGATCGACGCCACCGCCGCCACCGCCAGCAGAATAATCGCCCGGCTTTACCGTTAGTCGAGGGCTTTGGTCTAGCGAAACGTAATTCGTACCGTCATCTATAGCCGCAAAGAAAGCCGCGAACGAGGTGAAATCCTCGCCGCTCCCGACTGGCCCCATTGTGTAGTCGAGATAGGACGACGGCATGTTAGATGTCCAAGCCCAAGCGACGCACGGCGCCTGCGTACATAACGCGTTCTATGATCCCAAACACGTCTACCACTTCGCCCGCCTTCAATCCTTTAGCTGCTTCCGTCACAGCCTGATCGACAGCGTATTCCGCGGAGTCGTACTCCGCGCCATCAAGCGTATACCCCGAGTCAATTACCGTGTCACCGTCGCTGTTCTGAGCGCGATAGCTAGGGAATATCCGCTTGGCATCTTTGTCGATCGTCACCCCGTCGACTTCCAACGACGCGATGGAGTCTCGCAAAGCTTCACTTTTAATCATAACGTTTGTCCCGTATTTGATTGGCGTCGTCCAGGAAGTACCGACAGGGCGCCAGTTCTTCGGGTACAACTAACCGCGTGGTCACTATCTGTTTTCTGCCGAATCGCTTAGCACCGTAGGGAAGTCCCGCCGCTATATCCGCCACGAGAGACCGGTTAAGCTCCTCCACATCCCCCTCAAGTTCGACCACTTCGAACCATGCTTTCTCGACTTCAGTGAATTCGAAATCAATAGCTTCCGCGCGCACAATGTCGCCCGCCTCGTACGCGCTATTGCGTGTTTTCTTTATCAGCGCTTTACACTTCATTCCTTAGCCTCTTTGCTCGGCCGGAGGTATCCTTCTATATAGCCTTGGACAACGTAATGTCCGCCTACCAAAAGTTTCACCCCGCACGCGCTACATTCAACGACTTCAACGTTCAGACTCTCCGTCCCTAACTCTCTTCGTAGCGGTACGTTCACTTTATTCCCACATTCACACGTCACGATTACGTTTGTCATTGGCTATTTGCTCCAGTTCATAGACTCGTAATTCTAATTGTTGTATTCGCAGATTAGCCCCCGAAGTATCTAAGGCTTGCCGTACGAACGTGCCTAATCCTATAAGCAAAAGCGATACCGCCAGCACAAAAACCGCGTCTTCGCGTATCTTGTTGGTAACCACTACACCGAAGACCGTCACTCCCCGAACCCCGGCATGGACGACCAAAAAATATCGACCAATTTAGAAAAATCTGACAGCCATAACACTCCTGTCAACACCACTATGTACGCCCACAAACGCCGCAACCGGCTGGGCTCCTTTGAAGCCGTCTCGTACGGCCCTAGATCCTTGGCCCAAATCACCGCATATTCGAAGCGTCGCTTACCCGTCGACTCGTCCAAAACCGATAAAAAACGCAATGATGTTTTGCGCAGATCTCCTAATTTAGTTCTAACTACGGTTTCTATCCTGTCGTATTCCCTCCCCAACTCCACCATCTTTATTATTTTACCTTTGAGCGCTTCTTTGTCTCGCTGCATCTCCACCAAGTCAACCAACGACAACGCGTCGGCCACTTCAGATTCAGTCCACCCGGTCATGCCTGCCCATGCCTTGTTGGTTTCTTTCATCATGTAGCTATTATCGATAACCGCTATCGGATGCGGGCAATCCAAAAATAAAGCACTTCGAAATTCTTCGGGCAGCCTATCTAGCACAGCATCCACCAAAGCACGAAAACCACCGCTGCCGTAAAGAGCGCGTAAGACAGTGCGGCACCTTGATCCAAAGGCGTCACGCTATGCGCTCCGGCGTCTTGTGTAACGCATCTATGATCGATGTGTATTTATATTTACTGCCTCCTTTCAAGTCGCGCAGTCCGCCCCAGGTGGCGGGATTACCCGGCCGCCTGTCACGCCTAGTACCTAGATGGAACCCCGGAGAATGGCTCCCATCGGCGTCTTTCCAATCGGGGTAATAGCCTATGGACGTAAAACCGCACCATTGCGCTTGTTGGTAAAACGTGTACGCTTGCGATTCAACCGAGCCATCTTCGGTTGCTCGGGAAAACACAGGCATGGTGTCTATACCGAATACACGACCCCAACGGGTGTAGTTATGATCGGATTTACCATCCGCGCCTTGGTCCCTGCCTATCGCGCCGTTAACCGGGGATATACGAATGACCAGCCCAGAATATTCACGTAGCATGTCCGCGCAGATAAACCAACGAGGGTCAGTCTTGTACCACCAGCCGCGAAGCTCCGCGACGCTGAAATACTCTATGCCTAAATCCTCCGGGCTTAACGTGTGCTCATTGAGTTTCACGACACGCCTCGAATCTAGGGCCGAACCATTTGACAGCGTAATATTTCAACAACCGTTCACGCTTGGGTACTAACGCGACTTCCATCGCTTCCAAGAAAATCTCGGCGGCATCTGAACTACTGACAGGATGTATGCATCGGATCAGTTGTCCATCCTTTAGCTCCACTTCTACAGCTGTGCCTCTGTGGCAAAGCTTATCGTGCACGTCAGCCGCCTTCTGACCAATGCCGGTCGGAGGGTAAATATTCCAGAAAATACGAGGAACAGAATAGAAGTCTGTCTTAGATCCTTTCTCTATGTAGATCGTAGCTATGTTAGGGAGGCAGCCAACGGAGTATTCGAATCCCTCTTGATTCTCCCACACAGTACGGCCTAGTTTCGCGCGGTCTTCGCTCAACAATACGCGAGCCAAGCGCTGTGGTATGTCGCGGCCAATAATGTACTGTTCGCCCGTTTCGTACATCGTATCTTTCCAGGCGTATCGCTCCGCCATGACTAGACTGTGTAGCGCTACGTACGGCGTGTGCTCCGCGAATGATGTGCAAGCGTCGTAGTCGTTATTGTCTACGGGAGCGTAAGCCATTAAGCCCCCTGGTGCCGCCTAAAACGATCTAGCATGTTAGATACAGAATGCGGTGTTTCCATCGTGTTAGTGAATGCCACGCCTTCGCGGTTTTCGTCCCAATGCCTGACGAGCATCAAAAGCGCCCGTTTCAACGCCCCGGGTACGTCTTCCGCCGCGCCATGGCCTGCGACATACAAGACTTTGACCGCGTCCCAGCGGGTCGCTGTCGTAGGCCAAGACTGGCCTTCTTTGAGTGTTATTTGTGGTGCCCACCCGATAGGCATCACCTCATATATTGCGGGATCTAACAGCTGTTCCATGTCGTCGGCATCGTAGTATTTAATGCTGTCGACTGACACAACGGGTAGGAGCGGAAAGGGTAAACAATCCGAGAATGAATCAAAAAACACCTCGTAAGTCGCGGAGCAAAGCTGTAGCTGTAGATACTTTTGCGCGTAGTCCGTGGCATCCTGTATCAAATCGTTTAGCAGTCGATCATCGTCATCATGCTCTCGACCGTCGTAGCGTTTCACGTCCGCTAAAGTAACCGGGTACTCGGTAGGCGGTATCCTTAGTATGTGCGGAGGCGTCACGGTCATTTATCCTTTTTCTTGGCGTCTGCTATCACTCGCGCAGCCTCTTCCGCTATAGCTCCCTTCAAATCTACCCTATGGGCTTTGCCGTCAGATGACGCTAAGACTAAGACGCCGTTATGCAGCTCTACGCCCACCAAACCCGCGCCCGGATCTCCTTTTTCGCCCTTTCCGGTTTTCCCTGGTGCACCTGCTTTGCTTTCCCCTTTCTCCCCCCTGGCCGCCACTAAACGCCATTGGGGCGTTTCCGTTTTTTCGCGCGGATCGATATTAGTAGCTTCAGCGACACAGACATAGGTAGCCCCGTCGCGGCCAACGCAGTCGCCCTTGCGATACTTTTGATCTTTCTGGTACCCGCCAAGGTGACGCCACTGTACCGCTTCCGTGCTCTGTAGCGTTTTTACGATTTCAACCTGCGCCCGTTCAATGTCGCCGAATCTATCAGTCTGTTCCGCGACCAATTCCGACGCGCTTTTCGCGTTTTTCTCGGCCGCATCTAACAGCCCCATGTATTTTTCGCGTTCCAGTTGTCCTTCCGCTTTCTCTGCTCTTGCTTTTTCATCCAGCGATTGGACAAGTTGCTGATGCTTGACGGCCCAGCCTTGCTCCAAGGCTTCTAAAGCTTTTTCTCGCGCCGTTTCTACTGTCTTAACGTCGTGCGCTATCACTTCTAAACGAATAGCCACAGATTCAAACTGCGCCGCTATCGCCTCTTTACTAAGCATCTGCTCCCGTTCAGGCTGCATGCTCCGTAACACCGCCACGCTTTCATTTAGCGGGGCCGTTACAGCGGCTATCTTCTCATCTATCGCGATCCGCTCTTTTAGCAGCAAAGTAGAGACCGCGTTTTTCACGTCGTCGAGATTCATTAGTTAATCATCCGCTCTATCGCCGCCACGAAGGCCGCTTGGTTGCTAGCTTCCTCGGGCTCCACTGAGTCTTCCGGAGGCTCATAATTCAAAGGTACCATTTGCCGCTGTACGCGGGGCATATCGCCATCTTCAACCGGCCCCAAGCCTTCTTCTTTACGCGCTTCATTAGGCGCATACACGCCACCCGTCACGCCCTTAACCAACGCCTCTACCCGGGCCACCATGTCGGTGCGCAGCAAATGCTTGCTGTCAAGCTCAAACCGTTCGTTCGGCGGCAAATCAAAAAGCCGCGCAATATTTTGCTCTACATGCTCCAGCAAAAAGCCAAGGCCCGTCGCTTTCCAGAAGTTGATCAGCTCATGCACGTTGTTGTACTTGGCGTCTTCGAGCACCCCAATGATCGGCAAAGGTACCCCAAACACCGCAGCGATTCGTTCGGTGGAAAGTTTTTGCGCTTTAATCAGTTCCGCGTCGACGCTAGTGATCGACAGCGGTGACCACTTCAAACCCCAGGACAGAATAGGGACTTTGCCCGAATTCAATCCTTTAGACTGTTCTTCCCACTTAGTCCGCAGTTCTTCTATCTGCTCAGAATTTAGCTTTTCATCCGTCGTGATGACACCAGACGGGCGTGACATGTTTTCGAAAAAAGTAGCTTGGTGTCCGCTAATGCTGTTGTTGGTGCCTATCGCCATAGCCGCTGCATATATTGGCGTCTCTCCGCGCAACGGGTCATCTGGTGTGTGTAGACGAATGTGCAGAATTTCCCTTGCAGGTACCATCATCGCCGTCGTTATCCCGCTCACGGGATCAGGCGTTACGTGGTAAAAGATCTCCCCTTCATGCACGTAGTAATTAGTGCTACCGGATGGCAGCAAGTGCAGTTCTTCAATTTCAAAGCGGGTATTTCGCAATACGTAAGCGTACGCGTTTCCCTCATACAACAGCGCGCACACCAGATTGAGCAGAAAATCAGAACGCGTTTGATACGCATTCGGCCGCGCCATAGCGCGAACTAAAGGGCTATTGAGTATCTCGCTGTCGTACCCCTGCGCGTCCTTGCGGACGTGCTTGCCGGGTAACTGTGCGACAGTCTTCGCGTATGCTTGCACACACGCATAAACGACGTCATTGCGCCCGCCTTCTAGCCGGTTATCGGTTTGCCAGTAGTTTATCGGCCATGATTTAGAAATCAGTCCGCCGTGGTCGCGATCCCAAGTGAACGACTTAGCCAAGGCCGCCTTAGCTTTGGCGAACACGCTCATTTACTCAGTTTCCGTTTTCAGCATTTTGTTGGGGTATTTCTTTTTCGGTTTTCCCGTGGGTTTCTCAGGAACATAGTCCGGATGATTCTCCGCGAGCTTTAACGGCGTCATGCCGTCCGCAATTTGCGCGGTACCTGACGCTACGCGTTTGTCCGCCTCAACCTTCGGCACACAAGCAAACGTACCTGCGTCGCCCCCTGTCAGGTTCCAAATAGTGACCATGCCCATCGCGTCGTACCCTCTTGTAAAATCGCGCCCTGCATGACGCAGGGCGCTAAGCCGCTACTGCTGCTTCAACGTCTTACCAAGCTACACCACTAAGTGCGGTCACCTGGCCAGCTCGGGTCATAGCCCAAGTCACCGGCAGCCGCATTTTTATGGCCACGGTATCGGTTTGGAACAATGACCGGGTGGGATCGGCTGCCGTAACACCGTCGACAATCGGCAATGGCGCCGTGTCTTCCATGTGCAGCGTTGCCGTATTCGACATGCTGAATTGCGGGCCATCGTAGGCGGTCGCGAAGTCGGTACCATTCACCGCAATGACTTCAGCGGCGGTCACGTTCGAAGACACGGCAAGGGCGTAACCCATCAGACTGCCCGACGCCACCTCATTTCTGAACGCGAATTCGCCAACCGCGTTGGTAACCGTCATCAAGCCCAGGCGACGCAACGGGTTCATGACAATTGTGATGTCTTGATCCGTCTCATCATTGGCGAACGCGCCGATCAGCGCCTTCAAATCAGTGATGATGTCGGCCGCCGTAGCGCCAGCGGATGCGGTAGGTGTAACGCCGTTTTGCAAACCTGCAGGACGAACAGCCGTAGCCGCCGCATTATCCAACAACGTAGTATCCAATACCTTAGAGGTTTCTCGCAGAATCGCACGACGGACAATAGCCTCGATCTGTCCGTTGGTCGCTTCTACCAGTTCCTCGGTCATTGGCACAATAACCGCCATCTTCTGGCGCGATAAGCTTTGGCTGGTGAAAGCCAAATCTTTCACCGGAATAGGTGCTCCCTCTCCGACAAACGCGCCTGACGGCGTGCTACTGGACGTTTCAGATGGGATTTTGATAGAGCCAGCGCCCGCGAAGTTCAACGCCATGCCCGCGCCACGCATCGCGCCATAAACGCTGTTGTTGCTGACTTGCTCGATGAAACCCTGCACTTGCTCAGCCAAAAGATCAGCCGCCCAAGCGGCCGTAGTGGTGTCGCCGGGAGCAACCGCCGCCTTGGTAATCGCTTCCAGGCCTTTGTCATTACGATACCGCTCGCGGATAACATCCGATTCGGATTGATGCTTCATGTGAGACAAGTAACTAACCACGGCACGGCGCACAATCAGATCGCCAGGGCCATAGTCTTGGGTAGTGGTGATGACGCCGGGAGCGCCGGTAACTGCACCTTTTGCCTCTTGTACGGATGCCATGATGCTTTTCTCGGCGTTTTCCAGCGTGGAAAGTTGCTTGTTAGCCTCTTCCACCTTGACCGCCAAACCGTCAACCGTCTCTTGCTTCTCAGTATCCGGCTCGTCAGCATACTCTTGCGCCGCCGTACTCAATTGCTCTTTAAGGGCTACGATCTCTTCGCGCACACCCTTGATTCTTTCCGATAATGTCATTGTAGAATCCTCTAATTTACTGTTGATTTGCTTTTCAGGGGTGGCGGACTCGCCAAGCAGTTTTTCAACCCGAGTCATTAACTCCGGCGACGCGGACTTGGTCGCCTCCTCGGTGCCAAAAACGGCATGTTCTTCGTGTTCGTTCGCATTGAACGACTTGGAAATTAAAAGCGCCTCGGCATTAGCTGGAACTGATACCAAGGACACTTCTAGTAATTCTGTTTTCAGGAAGCGGTACCCTTTAAAGTTCCCGTCCTCGTCTTCTATTCGTTCGTACCCATTTTCCTTAGGCAGAAAGCCGACTGAGACCGCTTTTAGAACGCCCTCTTGTATCAGCTTCCGTGTCATGTTCGCTAAATTGGTAGTAGCGAGTTTGAGATCGGCAACCCAGCGGCCGGTCTCGTGTCGAATATTTTCCCAGGTGCCGACCGGGTTTTTGTGGTCATGCTGCCAAAGTGTGATGGGATTTTTCAAAAACGCCGTTACGTCTAGGCCGTCCGGCTCAATAATATCGCCGTCCCGATCCACATTGCCCGTAGTGAGCACAAACGTACCGTCGTAATCCGACGATTCAGCCGCTTTTATCTCGCCAATCAGATGCTTGGTTTTCATCGGGTCACCCTATCGCGCCAGCGGCGTCAAATTCTTCAGTTTTGTCCATCAGTTGTGCGATCGCCATCATAGCGGCCACGCAACCGTCGATTTTCTTCGCCTTGGTTTGTTTTCCGGGCGCCGGGAGTTTTGCTTTCGGCCGGTAGTTGATTACGTTCCCGATCATCCAGTTGAAACACCGGTTGTCCGGATGCGATATCCGGCCCGAGGTGATTGCCGTCGCCATCTCATCCATTGGCGGCCCCATTTTGGCTGGCGATTGCTGGTACTCTACCATAGGTACTTGTTTTGCCCGAAGATTTTGGCTTAATTGCGTAGCGTATGCAGGGTCATAATTGACCGCCTGGACGTCAAAGCGCTTCGTATCAGCCAAGATATCGCTTTCCACGCGCAAAAAGTCGATCTCGTTTCCTTCAGTCGCCACGATGTGTCCGTGCTGGTGCCAACGTTTGTACTTGCCTGTTTTATCTTCAAAAACTCGTTCTTCCGGCAAATATAGCGTAGGAAACACGAAATAGTGAGGAAAACCGTCTATTTGGTGGGAAAACACCAGTACCTTGGCCGCAAAATCGCACTTCTGCGCCATGTCGACGCCGATCGCGCAGGGCTGCCCTTCAAAATCTTCTAGCGTTAATTCTGCTTTATTACGAGCCCAAGCCGTGGAGTTAAAATACGCCTCCTTAGCATCGACCCATTCGTTTAAGTGTTTGGTTCTAAAAGCATTCTGCTTGCTAGCGGAGGAAATCGCCGCTTCCTGTTTGGCTTGCAGAAAATCAGCGGAGACAGAAACGCCAAAATTGGGATTGGCTTTAGCTAATACTTTCGCATCAGCGAAATCGTCGCCTTTGTCAATCCCATAGATCACACCAAACAGCTTGTCGTTTTTAACGTCGCCAGTTAAAACCGCTTCCGTCTCTTCTTGCTTCTGGTGACAAGGACTTTCCAAGTCAAAGCCCGCCGTGGTAATAATCATTAGCATCGGCTGATCCCGCGACGCCATACCGGTTTCCATGGTGTCGATTAATCGCGAGTCCTTGTGTTCGTGGAATTCGTCAACCAGCGCGCAGCTTGGGCTCGAACCATCCCCGGGGTTGCCAATAACGGGCTCAAACCGGGATCCGTCCGATTCAATCGCCATGGATTTCGCGTTGACCGAGATATCGAACGCTTCGCGAAAGGCATCTGTGCGTAACGCCATCAAGCGTGCCGGACGGAACACTTCCCAGGCTTGTTTCTCGGTTTTCGCGCCGCTGTACACTTCCGCGCCGTACTCTCGGTCGGCAGCGAACATGTAGTTCCCGACTACGGCCGCAAGGATGGATTTGCCATTTTTACGTGGAATTGCTAAATAACACTCGCGGAATCGACGGAAACCGTCCTTACTGATCCATCCGAACAGATTGCCTAATAAGAAACACTGCCACGGTTCCAGCGTAATGTTGTTGTCATCCTCGGCCGCCCAACGCCCTTTGGTGTGCGGCATTTTCTCCGCGAATTCCAGAATATCTTCGGAGCGTTCCAAATCGAAGTGATAGGAGAACCCGCGTTTTCGTTGCAAATCCTTTGCAAAACGTTCGCACGCCAGTTGCACCCAGCGGCAAACAACGATTTCGCCTGCGAGTACCTTATCCGCGTAATCGAACCCCTTCCACGATAGGGGGTGTTCGGCTTTAACGACGGCGTCGGCCAGTGAAATCCTGGTCTTTTTTCTTCTTGCCAACTGATATACCGCCACGGGCTGAAGGATTGAGGCCGAAAAGAGTTTCTATGGCCCTGATTTCTTTGGATGCTTCGTTGAACACAGTGCAAGCTTGGTTTTTCTTTGGGTTGCCATACTTGTCCTCGATAACCACCCCTTGGCTGCGAATCAACGATAGCGCTTCGGTCCATAGCGACCACTGGACGCAGTAGTTTCGGAAACTGCCTAAATCCGTCGCTTTAAGAACGCCGGATTGCAAAAGCTGCGGATAAACCTCTTCCCATTTCGCAGCTGCCACCGCGTCCAGGTCATCCGGGGGTGGCAATAGCCCCGGCGTAACGTAATCCGGCTCATTCTTCGGAATGCGGCTGCCGTTCGTTTGAGCGGCTCCGGATACTAATCTGAGTGCTGTCGGTTTTCTGGGTTGTGGCATTTTGCAAAAATTAAGTAGCTCTAAAATTACCGAGTGCGCAAATCTG